ACCCTCGTAGGGCATCCTTTTTAGCACGAATGGGCAATATGCCTGGCGCTGAGATGAAAGATGGGAAGCCTACCCGACTCCTATTATCTCTTAGAGCTTGGGGCGCAACGTCCAAGGAAGACGCTAAAGCGAAGGCTGCAGCGATCTCTAAGAGGAATAAGAAGTGAGACCAGTATCTGTCGGTAACAACCTAACAGCAGGAACTAAGACAACAGTCTATACAGTTCCAACTGGTTACTATGCACTTTGGAATCTCTGCTATATCTCCAACCACACTGGCAACAACAAGACTGTTAGTGTCTGGTGGTATGACTCAAGTGCAAGCACTGAGATTGTAGTTGTTGATGCTTATCAGATAGCAGCAACACAGTACCTTAGATTTGATGGTGGTGCTTATGTTGTTCTTGAAGAGGGAGATCAAATCAGGATTACCCCCGAGGTAGACTCAGAGATGTCATCCACAAATACATTAGTCTTATATGGGGCGCAAAGAACATGACCTACTTAGAACTTGTTAATGATGTGCTAGTTCGCTTGCGTGAGAGCACAGTAACGACTGTTGGCGAAACAACCTATTCTTCTCTGATTGGCAAGTTTGTCAATGATGCTAAACGTCAGATTGAAGACTCTTATAACTGGAACTGTCTTGCTCAAACAATCACAGTAACGACTACTAGTGGTACTAGTTCCTATGCTTTGACAGGTGCGGGGCAGAAGTTTCGTGTTAATGATGCAATCAACACAACAAGTTTGATTGGTCTTCGCAATATTGAGTTTGTGGACATGAACCGCAAACTAAACCTTGGTGCGCCCTCTCAATCTATTCCTTCAGAGTTCTGTTTTAGCGGTGTAGATGCCAGTGGAGACACCAAAGTAGACCTGTTTCCAGTTCCTTCTGGTGCTTTCACTCTATTGTTTGACCTTACAATTCCACAAGCGGCTTTGTCTGCTGATGGCACATCTGTCAAGGTTTTGGACTACTTGGTTGCTCAAAGTGCGTATGCTCGTGCTTTGATTGAGCGTGGTGAGGATGGTGGAACAAACTCTGCCGAGGCTTATGCCTTGTTTAGAGGAATGCTCTCTGATGCAATTGCATTGGAGTCCACTCGTTATCCTGAAGACAACTTTGTGGCGGTCTAATGGCTTCTCAACTTCAAAGTTACAGTCTCTCAGCACCAGGCTTTTATGGCCTGAATACTGAAGATTCTCCCCTTGATTTGGGGTCTGGCTTTGCTTTGGTTGCAACCAATTGCATCTTGGATCAGTATGGTCGTATTGGTGCTAGAAAAGGTTGGTCAAGGGTTAATTCTTCCTCTGGCAATCTAGGCGCTAACGATGTTGGTGTTATCCATGAGTTAGTCCAAAATGATGGAACTTTGACTGTTCTGTTTGCTGGCAACAACAAGATATTCAAACTCGGCACTTCTAATGCGGTGACTGAGTTGACCTATGGTGGTGGCGGGACAGCTCCCACTATCACGGCATCTAACTGGCAATGTGCCTCTTTGAATGGCATTGCATACTTCTTCCAAACTGGTCACGATCCTCTGATTTATGACCCCGCAGTAAGTACTTCTACTTATCGCAGAGTGTCAGAGAAGTCTGGTTATGTAGCTACAGTTCCTCAAGCCAATGTTGCTATCTCTGCTTTTGGTCGTTTGTGGGTGGCTAATACTGCTTCTGATAAGGTGACTATTACCTTTTCTGACCTGATTGCAGGTCATGTATGGGGGGGCGGTACTTCAGGAACATTAGATGTGTCCCGTGTATGGCCTAATGGTGCAGATGAAGTCATGGGCTTGGCAGCACACAATGATTTCTTGTTCATCTTTGGTAAGAAACAGATTCTTGTTTACTCGAATGCTTCTACACCCGCATCTCTCGTTCTAAGCGACACAGTAGGCTCTATTGGGTGTATCGCAAGGGATACGATTCAAAGCATTGGCTCTGACGTTGTTTTCTTGTCAGACTCAGGTGTTCGCTCTTTGATGAGGACTATTCAAGAGAAGTCTGCTCCTTTGAGAGACCTATCTAAGAATGTTCGTTTCGACTTAGCATCATCTTTGGCGGGTGAAACTCTTGCTAATCTGAAGTCTGTTTACTCAGAAAAAGAAGCCTTTTATCTACTTGTTTTACCTGCTACTTTGCAAGTCTATTGTTTCGACACAAAGCAAAACCTACAAGATGGTTCTTCCCGTGTAACCAAATGGGACAATATTTCCCCAACAGCACTCAGATCGTTGCGTAATGGAGACTTGTACATTGGAAAGAATGGCTACATTGGTAAGTATGGTGGTTATCTTGATGATTCTTCTTCTTATCGATTCTTGTACTACACAAACAATGCTGACTTAGGTAATCCCAATCAGATTTCAATTCTGAAGTCTATTACTGCCATTGTGATTGGCGGCTCTAATCAGTTTCTCACAATCAAGTGGGCTTTTGACTACTCAGGTGCTTATCAGTCAGAGAACGTCTTTATCCCACCTCAAGGCTATTACGAGTATGGCGTTGGAGAGTATGCAATTGCAGACTTCTCAAGCGGTATACCAATTAAAGCGTTGACAAGTAATGCTTCAAGTGCAGGTAAAATTGTACAAACTGGTTACGAAGCCACCATTAACGGCACTCAGTTGTCAATTCAGAAAATTGAACTTCAAGCCAAAGAAGGCAAGATAGGATAAATATGAGCAATTATTCAAAATCCACTAACTTTGCAACCAAAGATAATCTCTCGCCTGGCAATCCTTTAAAGATTGTTAAAGGTACTGAGATTGACACAGAGTTCAATAACATTGCAACTGCCATTGCGACTAAGACAGATAACTCATCTGCCACCATTACTGGGGGTACGATAAATGGTGCGGTGATTGGTGGAACTACTGCTGCTGCGGGTACTTTTACTAATCTTACTGTTAGCACAGCCGCTACGATTGCTTCTGCCGCCATTAGTGCGGGGACAATCAATGGTGCGGTTATCGGTGGCTCTTCTCCCCTTGCTATTACTGGTACGAACATCACCGCTAATACAGGGTTTAGTGGCCCATTGACAGGTGCAGTAACTGGTAACGTCACAGGTAACGTAACTGGTGATCTAACGGGCAATGTCACAGGTAACGTCACAGGAAATCTAACAGGCAATGTAACTGCGGCTTCTGGTACTTCTACATTTAACAATGTAACCATCTCTGGCTCATTGGACATGGATTCAGGTACATCGGCAACCATTACTGGTCTAGCGAGTCCCACAAACGATTCTGATGCGGCTACCAAGGGTTATGTGGATGCACTAGCTCAAGGTATTGATGCCAAAGCCTCGGTGGTTGTAGCTACAACTGCAAATATCACTTTGTCTGGCGCACAAACGATTGATGGCATATCTGTTGTTTCTGGCAACCGAGTTTTAGTTAAAGATCAGTCTACTGCCTCACAGAATGGTATTTACTTGTGTGCAACAGGTTCTTGGACACGCACCACCGATGCTGATACATGGGATGAGTTGGTAGCGGCATTTACCTTTGTTGAGAGTGGTACGACTCAGGCTAATAATGGTTATATCTCTACCATTACAGCAGGTGGGACATTGGGAAGCACATCTGTAACTTTTGCTCAGTTCTCTGGTGCAGGTCAGGTTACTGCTGGTACTGGCATGAGCAAGTCGGGTAACACCCTCAATGTAAACACGGCATCAAGCGCACGAATTGTTGTAGGGGCAGATGAGATTGACTTGGCTACTTCGGGTGTCACGCCTGGTACATACCAATCTGTAACTTTTGATGCTTATGGTCGTGCAACAGCGGGAACAAATCCAACGACTATTGCTGGCTACAACATCTCTAATGCTTATACCAAAACTGAGATAGATTCAATCTTTGGTTCGACAACTGCGGCAGCTACTTCTGCATCTAATGCGGCTACCTCTGCTTCCAATGCGGCAACAAGTGCTTCTAACGCTTCTACAAGTGAGACAAATGCGGCTTCTTCAGCAACAGCGGCAGCGGCTAGTTATGATTCTTTTGATGACAGATACTTAGGTTCTAAGTCTTCTGCCCCTAGTGTTGACAATGATGGTAATGCCCTGTTGACAGGTGCTTTGTACTGGAATACAACAGTCAATACTTTGTATGTTTGGACAGGATCGGCTTGGACTCAAGCGGCATTTACTGCCTCTGGCTTTGCTACCTTAACAGGTGTTGAAACCCTGACAAACAAGACCATTACCTTTGCTGACAACACTCTAACAAATGTTGCAAGCATTAACACAGCACAGACCTTTACAGGCACTAAAACCTTTACAGGTACGTCTTCAGCTACTGCCATTGTCCTAAACGATGCAGCAGAGGTAGCTACAGTATCAGCAACAGCGGCTACTGGCACGATTAACTACGACATTACCACTCAGTCTGTTCTGTACTACACAAGTAACGCAAGTGCTAACTGGACTGTTAACTTCAGAGCCTCTAGCGGTACTTCATTGAATACTTTGATGACTACAGGTCAATCAATGACTGTGGCTTTCTTGGTAACTCAAGGCTCTACTGCTTACTACAACTCTGCTGTGCAAGTCGATGGAACTACATCTGGTGTTACGACACGTTGGTTAGGTGGTGCGCCTACTGCGGGTAATGCTAGTGGCATTGATAGCTACAGATTTCTTTTACTGAAAACTGGAAGTGCAACCTTTACAATTCTTGCTTCTGTCACACAGTTCAAGGCTTAAAAATGTGTATCTGCAAAAGATGTAATGTTGACAAACCATTGGATGAATTCCAAATGGATAAGCGTAGGAACAAGCACTATGGTACTTGCAGAAAGTGCCGTGTCAAATCGCAGAACGACAGAAGACTTGCAAACATTGACGAGAGCAGAAAGAAGACTCGTGAGTATTTGCGTGAATGGAGAGTTAAGAATCCTGAGAAACAAGCCGCCATCTGCAAGAAATATGATGAGAAAAACAGGGATAAGCGTAGTGCTTATGCCAAACAGTATCGTAAAGACAATCCAGAAAAAGTGCAAGAACAGACAAAAGCATGGGCTAAAGCCAATCCTGAGAAAATTAAAGCGTATTCTGTAAAAGCTGGTAGGGCTTGGCATGAGCGTAATCCTGAGTATCTCAAGGAACACTACAAAGCCAACAAAGAACGATACATAGCGGCTAGTGCAAGACGTAGAGCATCTCAGGATTCAGCTACACCAACTTGGTTAACAGCCATTGATAAAGCTATGATTCAAGAGATGTACGATGTTTCTGAAGCAAGGTATATACAAACTGGTATAAAACACCATGTTGACCATATTGTCCCAATTAACGGCAAAGGCGTAGCTGGTATGCACGTTCCTTGGAATTTACAAGTTATAACTGCTCACGAGAATCTGAGCAAAGGTTGGAGGTTTTAATGCCATTACAAGCAACTTCTGGTGCGGCTAGTTACGATGCCTTTGGTGGTGGTGTTCCTGTTGTGCCTAACTATATAGAAGACGTTATGAGTACGTGGTTATACACGGGTAATAGTGGCACACAAACTATTACCAATGGCATTGACTTGTCTACCAAGGGTGGTTTAGTTTGGATTAAGCAAAGGGCAAGTGACCGTGGACACGTATTAGTTGACACAGTTCGTGGGGCTACAAAGTTTTTAACAACTTGCAACTCTGCTGCGGTTGGCAATGCAACTGATGCGCAGGGAACAGATACGGCAAGAGTTCCTTCGTTTACAACGTCAGGATTTACTTTGGGGGCAGATTCAGCAACTAATTCTGGCTCAATGGTCTCATGGACATTCCGCAAGCAACCAAAGTTCTTTGATGTTGTGACGTATACGGGGGATGGAACTAGTGCTCAAACTGTCCCCCATAATCTTGGCTCAACACCTGGAATGGTGATTATTAAAGTAACAAGTGAAGCAAACGATTGGATAGTTTGGCATAGAGGTTTGACTTCTGGATACTACCTAAAACTTAACACAACAGCCGCACAATCTAATACTAATGCAATTTATTTTTTTGGTAACGGAACAACAACAGTAGACCCTACAAGCACAGTTATCACTTTAGGTGGTAGTGGATTAGTAAGCGGAAATGGGAAAACCTACGTTGCGTATATCTTCGCCCATGACGCAGGAGGCTTTGGCCTAACTGGTACAGACAATGTGATTTCGTGTGGGTCTGTTACTTTAAACGGAAGCGGGGCAGGCTCAGTAACACTTGGCTATGAGCCTCAATGGGTTTTGCTAAAGAACTCTCAAGCGGCTGAAAACTGGCAGATTACAGACAATATGCGCGGTATGCCTGTTGGTTCTGCCGATGCTCTTTTGCTACCCAATTCTTCTGCTGCTGAATCTAGCTACGATGATATTGACCCAACTGCAACAGGATTCAACATTAAAGGCTTGAACTCAAGTCAAACCTACATCTACATAGCCATTCGTAGAGGCCCAATGAAAGTGCCTACGAGTGGGACTAGTGTGTTTAGTCCAAACTATGCAACTGGCACTTCTAGTGCTGGAACTATTATCAATGCAAACTTTGCACCTGATTCCTACATCAGCAAAGTCGCAACTGGTAGCGGTTTTACATGGACATGGTTTGATAGATTAAGAGGGGGAAGCTATCTTTCTAGCAATAACACTAACGCCGAAAGTGCAGCAAGTGATGTATCGTTCAATGCTAGTAGTGTTGGCGTTTCTTTAAGTACATGGT